CAGTTTCCCCGCAGTTACCACCACCACCGCCGCCACCTGCTCTAGCGACTGCTGAACCCGTTATTGAACTTGTTGCTCCTGCACCTCCTGGGCCTGCTGGGCCTCCTGGATTTCCATTTGATCCAGCTGCTGTAGCACCACCACCACCTCCTGATGCATTTGGTGCTTCTGATCCTCCTGGATTTCCTTGTGGCGGACTAACTGGAGGTGTATTTCCTGCACCTGCAGAAGAACCATTACCTGAACCTCCACCTGAACCACCAGCTTGACCATCTGGACCATAGCCTCCTCCACCACCGCCTGCAGAAGAAACAGTTGAAAAAGTAGAAACACTACCTGATGCACCAGTTCCTACCGGAGCAGGTTGTCCTGCCCCTCCTGCACCAACTGTAATTGGGAAATTTGAAACTGTTGCTACTATTGGAGTGCCACCATTTAAAGGTGATGCTGTATAAGAATCCTCTGTACCTTTGTTTTCTCTAAAACCTCCAGCTCCAGCTCCACCGCCATAACCATTTGTTGCTAAACAAGCATTTCCACCTGCACCGCCTCCTGCAACAACTACATAAGACAAATCATTAAAAGGTTCTGTATTAGAAGTTGATGTAACACCAAATGTTCCACTAGATGTAAATGTATGAATTCTAAAATTACCATCAGTGGTTATTGTTCCACCTGTAGCGTTTATGTAAGTTGCTTGTGAATCACCGTCAGAACCACATTGAAAAATTTGCCAACCCTCTGTGCCATTTACATAAATAAGTTGTGCTCCTGCATTTTTTTTATTAATTGTAGCACAAGAACATTCACCTCTAATCTTAGAACCATTCCTAGCAATAGTTATTGCATTGCAACCTGCTGTCCCTGCATAATCTTTTATAGCTACAATATCACCTGCACTAGGACTTCCAGGTAAAGTCACAGTAACAAGACCACTAGTTGTATTAACAAAAAATCCATCGCCGCTAGTTGCGGTAAAAGGTGAAGTCTTAGCAGTTGTACACCAGTCAACTGTTCCTGTTCTACCAAATCCTGTCTGTGTTGCACCACAAGCTAATTGTATTGTTGTGCCTGACTTACCTAATGTAAGTGAGCTACCTGTTCTATTTTCTACTGTGTTTACTTTAATTGTACTCATAATTTATCCTTAAGCTACAAACGTTCCATCTGATGTAAATATTCTAACTGTGTCTGACCCGCAAGTTAAAACAACATTACCACCACTAACTGATCCACTTGCACACGATGTTCCGTGTCTAATGACTACTATACCTGATCCACCGTTACCTCCTGAATTATTAATGTTACCAGCACCTCCACCACCTGTGTTAGGTGTCCCAGACGAACCAACAGGTCCAGCTCCACCACCATCTCCACCAGATCCATTAGTTCCAGGAGAAGGGGGAAAACCACCTCTACCAGAACCACCACCTGCAAAATATCTTCCAGGATTTGGACCTGAAGTTCCATAAGTTGGTGCTTGAGGCAATGAACCAAAAATTGCGTTAGGAGAACCATCTCCTCCGTCTCCTCCTGAATTTGCAGGTAAAGGCGCTGCATTTTGACCTGCAGCAGATGCTCCACCTCCACCACCTGATCTAACATTTGCTGACGATAATCCTCCGTTACCACCTGGATTTCCTTGAGGTGGAGTTACTGGAGGAGTGTTACCTGTAAAAACAGCAGTTGGATCACCTGAACCACCTGATCCACCACCTCCGTCACCACCTGCAGATCCACCACCTGATCCACCAGGACCTTGTACAAGATCTGAACCAGTAAAACTAGCTCCACCACCACCCGTAGATGTTATCGTTGAAAAAACTGAAGGTGTTCCTCTAACAGTGTTAGTATCAGGACCAGGCGGACCGTGTCGTCCGGGGGCTCCTCCTCCTACAACAATAGGAAAACTTGTAGTTCCAGCTACAGTAAAACTCTTTGAACAAATTGTTCTATAACCACCAGCTCCGCCACCACCCCCACCATATGTTGCACCAGCGCCACCACCTCCACCAGCTACTACTAAATATTGAATATTGTATGGAACAGTACCTGTAACATTTGCCGTTGAATCGTGTATATCTTGCCAACCTTTTGTGTTATCGACATAAATTAAAGTTACTGATTGAGATTGTGTGTTTAAATCTACACAACCACATACTCCATTAATTTTTGATCCGTTTCTAGCAACTGTTACTGCTTTACACGAATCATCCCAAGTATTTGCATAATCTTTAAAAGCCACAATATCACCAGCAGAAGGTGAGGCTGGAAGAGTAACTGTGATTGCTCCACCTGAAGTATTTAAAAAATAACCTTTTCCTGATTCTACAGTTAAAGGTCCAGTTTTTGCAGTTGTACACCAGTTAACTGTACCTGTTCTGCCAAAACCTGTTTGTGATGCACCTGATGCAAGATTAACAGCACCACCACATCTACCTAATGTTACTGTTGCACCATCGATTACAATAGTTTGACCAGAACCTGATCCAACTGTAGTTGTTGTTCCACATTTTTTGATGATGTTAGAATCGTCTGAAACTTTATTTATATTATCTACTTTAATTTTACTTGTCATAATTATTGAAATTTATACCTTATTATTACTACTCCTGAACCTCCTGCTCCAGCATTTGGTCCGCCACCGCCGCCACCACCAGTGTTTGCAGTTCCTGCTCCTCCTGCCAAACCAGGACCATATAAACCACCAGATCCACCACCACCAGTTCCTCCTGAAACTGGAGTTGAAGGTGCTGAAGGGTTATATTGACTTCCACCACCACCACCAGCTCTAGCAACTGGTGATCCTGTAATACTCGATGTAGCTCCAGCTCCACCAGCGCCACCTAGTCCTGCTGAGTTAGGTGCAGGGGGTGCAACTGAATTTGCTCCTACTGCTGTGGCCCCTCCGCCACCACCTCCTCCTGTTTGATCGAAAGTCGCTGTGCTTCCTCCAGCATTACCTTGAGGCGGTGATACAGGAGGTGTATTGCCTGATCCTCCTGATGCTGGTCTAGCTGGGTTAGGTATTGATGCTGCTTGGTTTGCTCCTCCACCTGAACCACCTGGATTACCAGGACCTGGAGGTCCACCAGATGCACCACCACCTGTGGATGTTATTGAACTAAATATTGAATTTGAACCATTTGCAGCTGGACTAGGTCCAGAAGCAGCTCCACCACCACCTACTGTGATTGGAAAAGTAGCTGCTGTTATTGATAAGCCTGAACAAGCTGCTGCTAATGGGCTAGCTGTGTAAGAATCTTTTGGTGTATTTTTTCCTTCTCTAAAACCACCTGCTCCTCCACCACCAGTGTTTCCACCGCCACCACCAGCAACAACCACATATGAAACTTTGTCTCCACCACCTGCTGTATTTCCAACATTGGATACTACAAAGTTTGCATCACTTGTAAAAGTGTGAATTTTAAAATCACCGCAAGTTGTAATAGTTCCTCCAGTTGCTGACGTAAAAGAAGCTCCTGTTACATTTGCTGTTGAGTCTTGAATATCTTGCCAACCTTTTGTATCGTCTACATAAATTAAAGTGACTGATTGAGATTCTGTATCTAAAGTTGCGTTTGTAGCCTGGCCATTAATTTTAGATCCATTTCTACAAAGTGTAACTGCATTACAATCCCAAGTATTAGCGTAATCTTTAAATGCCACAATAGCTCCTGCGCTTGGAGATGAAGGAAGTGTTACTGTAATTCCACCTGATGTAGTGTTTACAAAAAATCCATCACCATCTACCGCTGTAAAAGGAGATGTCTTAGCGGTTGTACACCAATCTACAGTTCCGGTACGACCAAAACCTGTTTGTGTTGCACCAGATCCTAAAGTTACAGCAGTTCCTG